GTCGTTTCTTTCAATGTCATTTTACCCATACTGTCTCCTTCGTGTGTGTGTATATATATAATAGAAGAATTAAGTGTGCCAAGGCAGTCAATACCCGTAAAATAGTTGTAATTTGTTTACTACCAACACCTTATAAATACCAGGCACGTCATGCTTTTTGGCACATTGATCAAGTGTCTCATCTCGCGGTGATACACTGATGATACATCTGATGCACCTGACTTTCAACGCAGAACAGGGCTTAATTGAGAGGCACCGCGGATATTAGATGTTATTGGCCAATTATTGGATTCGTAATATGTCATAAGTGTCATAATACTATATACTTAGGAATCTGTAAATAACATATTATTGGGTTATTGGTATTTTTGTGGTATTTTATTTGTACTTTTTTGTGTAAATGTTTTGAGATTGACCCTGATTTATCAAAGACCAATAACCCCAATAACGTACTGACATCACGAACAAAAGTAATCAAGGGTGTATAAAACATAATTTTAAGGGTGTATAAGGATATTGGTTATTGTCATGTCCAATACATAGCCAATAACACCCAATATAATGTTACGGGTTGTTACACCTTTTTAACTGATTTGGCATACTTTTAACTGCAAGATCTTCCAGAAAGCCGCACTGACCATGTTCACTTCAGGTACTAGGGCGAGATGTATGACTCTCTTCAAATTGTGTCGGAAATAACCCCCCTCGGATAAAAACACAAAAAAAGGGGCGGGATTTTCATCCCGCCCCAGTAACATTATTCCATTGTGATCCAGCCAGCGTCAATCAGGCTCTTTCTGTAATACTGGAACACTCTGTATGGATCTTGCTTTGTAACCAACCCGCAATCATCCACGAACAGGTCAACGAGCCCCTGTTCAGAGATTTCTTCCTGCTCCAAGGAGCAGATAATCTCCAGGCATTTGACTGCCTGTGGTGAGAGCTTTACATTCAGGTCACCATCAGATTTGACAGTGAACGTTCTGTTCATGACTCTCTTGCCACGAACCTTGCTGTTAGCTTGCAACGTCGCAATGACGTTGCTCATTTTTGATGTCATATTGACACCTCCGTTTAATACACATGCTGTGTGCATGTGTAAGATTTATACACAAGATTCTATATTCAGATTTCAAAGAACATGTAACAAATAACAGGTTGTATGTAGAATTAAGTGTGCCAACGTATCAATTTAGGTGAAAATAGTTATAAGTCGTTTAATACCAACACTTTACAACTGTAACATTTTTATACACATGTCTCACTGTATCATATCATCGTGTCTCGTGTCTCAATACGATATGAAACGTGAGACAATGCCACACTGGTACCAATATCCATAAGCTGTTGGTAGATAAGAGGTTACAATCAGATCTATTGGTACCAATCGACTCTCAAACCACGCCGAATCGAGTAGCTGTAAGCTGTTGGTAGATAAGAGGTTACAAATTTTCGTGTCCTGACTCTATTCTGCTTTCTCACACATATTACCAGGTGATGAAGTCTGCGAAACTTTCTTGAAGATATGCTCATAGGGGGGAGATGTATGGACGGGGTATATACACCATCCCCCACGCTGGAATCCTGAGCCAATGATGAAACGAGTATTTATCCCGCAATATCAATTGCTTATATACACCCTTATACATATGTTAACGGGGTATTGACCTTATATTCTATATGCAATATATTCTAAGTATATCCCTAGTATATACTTATGGACTCCTAAACAATGCTTTATTGGCTATTGACACCTCTCAAATTATATACGAATGATCATCCTTGAAGATATATCCAGGGTCAATACCTCAATAATCTATTATTTTCGTCCTCATATGTATATACATAGTAAGGGCTTAAGACATATTACGAATCCAATAACCTACTAATAACAACAATAGGTAAATTATCCCGTTTACATAGTATACCCACGTGTCCTATGATAGCCCCTGTTATGACAACCGCGATCCAAGGTCCTAGCGACTTACGACAACGTCTGTTGGCCATACGGTCTGGTGCAACGCCAACTGAGATGCGTGAACGAATAATTAGCGTTTGTCGTGAAGCTGGTTATGATCCCATAGCCGAGTTAATTGCAGTTGCTCAGTTCGAGGGTAATGATCTTCATGATGAGCTTATGGAGATGGCGGAAAAGATGCCTGGTAAAGCAAGAGCTGCTCGACTTAAAGAAATTGCACTGATGTGTAAAGCTCTTGGCCCTGATATCAAAGAAGCTATCGGTATACATAAGGAAATCCTCAAGTATCTTGCTCCTCAACTTCGGTCTCTAGACGTGAGTGGTCAAGTAGATACAGATCTAAATATAAGTATACGTACATTCGAAGGAGAAGAAAATGGCAAAATCATCGACGGAGAAACAGTCAACGCCAAAACGGCCGCCGCCCGCACAGCGCTCAACATCGCAAAAACAGAAGATAACGAAACCTGATGCCACCCCGGCAGAAACCGTATCGGCTAGAAATCTTAGACGTCAGAGGCAGAAGGTTAAGTAGAAGAATAGATTATGGATATTGCGCTTCCACTTGATTATACACCTAGAGAATACCAACTTCCGGCTTGGAATTTCTTTATGGAAGGTGGGAAGCGTGGCGTTTGTGTATGGCATCGTCGTGCTGGTAAAGACTTACTAGCAATTAATCTTATTGTAACGAAAGCTGTTCAACGCACTGGTTTGTACTGGCACCTTCTTCCCACATACAATCAAGGGCGGAAAATTGTGTGGGATGGATTTACCGGTGATGGTAAGAAATTCCGTGATGCTTTTCCTAAGGAGCTTATCAAACGTCAAAACAATACTGATATGCGTATCGAGATGACAACCGGATCTATTTATCAGGTTGTCGGTACAGATGAGGTTGATCGTCTGGTGGGTACGAATCCTATAGGTTGCGTGTTCAGCGAGTACTCTCTCCATGATCCCAGAGCCTGGGATTACATTCGTCCAATCCTTTCTGAGAATGGTGGATGGGCTCTCTTTATATATACGGCACGAGGTAAAAATCATGGATATACTCTTCTGCAAATGTCAAAGAAGCGGGAATCATGGTTTTCATCTACTCTTACCGTTGAGGATACTTTCAAGCCTGGCGGTGGACGTGTCATAACAGAAGAAGCTGTTGAGGAGGAACGTTTATCAGGAATGCCCCCTGAACTTATCCTTCAAGAATTCTTCGTTAACTTTGATGCTCCTATTGTTGGAGCATACTATTCTAAGCAACTGCGTGATCTCGAGAATAAAAAGAGGTTCACTAAAGTTCCATATGATCCAGCGTTAGTAGTGCATACTGGTTGGGATCTTGGTATGTCGGATACTACTTGTATTTGGTTCTTTCAAGAGTATGGCTTCGAAATAAGAGTGATTGATTACTATGAAAACTCTGGCGAAGGTCTGGCTCATTATAAACAAGTTCTCAATGATCGAGGATATACCTACGGAAGACATTATGGTCCTCACGATATTACTGTGCGCGAGTTGGGTACTGGTAAGAGCCGACTCGAAGTGGCGAAAACGTTAGGTATGAGATTTATCGTGGTTGATCGTCATAAAGTGGAGGATGGCATTGAAGCTACCAGAAATCTTCTACCAATGTGTTATTTTGATGAAGAAAATTGTTCTCGTGGAATTGAAGCGCTCAGAAGTTATAGGAAAGAACGCGACGAATCAAAAGAGCAAAAAGGAGCAGACGGAAATTTTGAATTTTTTAAGTCGTCCCCAGTCCATGACTGGGCCTCACACCCCGCGGATGCCTTTAGGACTTATTCGTGGGGGCGTAAGAAGCGTAAAAAACAACAAAAGCGCCCAGAATTTGCGATAGATGGACATGCGTATATCTAAATAAAAGGAGATATTATGGGAAGAAATACAAGAACGCCACCAAAACCAGAGCCAATCGTTTTTCCTAAGTGGCCGAAGCCGGCGGCTTTCGTACCGCCGCCTCCACCACCTCCACCGCCAGCGCCTCCACCGCCTCGTGGTGGGTTTGCTACAAATGTAGGCCAGAAAATACGATCGACAGAAGCTAAGCAACCTCCATCGGCTGCTGGTGGAAGATCAAGCACAATTCTTACATCAGCCGCAGGAGCTGCAGGAAGCGGTGCTGTTAAGCGTAGGAAACTTTTAGGTATGGAAGATCCAGGTTCCGTTGGTACATTGCTAGGAGGATAATCATGGCAGGCCCAGTATCACCACTCGCCAAGAGTGTTGTTGAAAAATATGATAAACTTAAGGCTACCCGATCTGTATGGGAACGTATTTGGGGTGATCTCAAAGATCTTGTACGACCAGATACTTCAAGCTTCTCAAGCACAGCTACAAGAAGCGGGATGAGCAATACAGATAGGTTGTTTGATGGTACTGCTCCTTGGTCCTTGGAGCAGTTAGCATCAGGTCTTCATAGTTATCTTACATCTCCTACTGATAGATGGTTTGGTCTTACATTAAAAGGGGTGGACCCAAATTCACTAACCGATTCAATACGACTCTGGTTAGAATTGAATAGTGACATTATATACCAAGAATACGCCCGTCCAACAGTGAACTTCAATCCTATGGTTCATGAGATGTATCTGGATATCGGTGCATTCGGAACCTCAGTTATGTTTGAAGGTTATTCGTTTAAGACGAATTCTTTAATGTTTCGTTCTATACCATTAGCTGATGCATGGGTCGAGGAGAACGATGAAGGTATTATCGATACCTTGTTCAGACGAATTAAATGGAATCTTCGTCAGATTGAACAGCAGTTCGGCGAGATTCCTCCTGAGACTAGGAAAGACGCTGAGAAACAACAGGGGAAAGAATTCGAAGTTATTCATGCCGTATTTCCACGAGCTAATCGTGATACTGGTAAACTTACTCAAACTAATATGAAGTTCGCTTCTATTTGGGTAATCAAGGAACTTAAGTACGTTATTCGTGAATCAGGATTCATGGAATTTCCGTACCCTACACCGCGTTGGACAAAAGTTTCAGGGGAAACATATGGCCGTTCCCCCGGCATGGTATGCCTACCTGATATTAGGATGCTGAATGCAATGAGTAAGACGCTGATCAAGGCCGCTGAGAAAGCAGTTGATCCACCCCTGTTAGTACCTGATGACGGATTTATGCTACCTATTAAGACAGCCCCTGCGAGTCTTATTTACCACGAAACAGGATTACAAGACGAGCTCAAGCCCCTGATTAGCGGTGGTGATCCTGGGCTCTCATTAGAACTTATGGAGCAACGTCGTGAACAAATACGTCGTACATTTTTCACAGATTGGTTGATACGTCAAAGGAAGAAAGAACGTCAGACGACTGTGGAGATAATGGATGAACGTAATGAAATGCTCCAACAATTAGCTCCCATGCTTGGTAGATTACAGACTGAGTTTATGGGTCCTACGATTAGACGTTCAATTAGACTTTTAGATCGAGCGGGTCGTTTGGTTCCACCACCGCCAGAACTTGAGGGTGCGAAGATAGACATCATTTATACTTCTCCGGCGGCTAAAGCTCAGATGAGTGGTAAAGCTACTGTGATGCAGGCCTATGTTCAAGATATTGCTAGTCTCGCACAGATAGATCCTACAGCGCTTGATGGTATTGATTTTGACGCCATGGCAAAGGAACTTGGTAAATTAAGAGATGTTTCACAAACCATTATGAGATCTGATGAACAGATCATGCAATTACGTGAGCAGCGTCAGATGAAAGAACAGCAGCAAGAATTGCTTACCGGTGGTGTTGAGGCAGCTAAAGCAACTAAGGATTTCGCAATGGCTGAGAAAGCATTAGGTGGTAGTAGATAGAAAGGAGAGAGGTGAATCGCAGGTCAAGGAGAGAGGACTACTTGGCCGTGTTTGATAATCCGCAAGGGAAGCGGGTTCTTAAGCACTTATGTCGAGTGGGGTACGTGGATAAATCAACATTTGTTTCTGGAGATCCTCATCAGACAAGTCTGAATGAGGGAATGAGGAGAATAGTGTTGTCAATTCTTAAACTTATAAATACAGAACCTCAGGAAATACTTGAGGAGGAGGAGTAGAATGAACTGGTTAGAACTACTATTAACAGTATTCCCTATTATGGGGTTTCAACTCGGATTCGCTGACGGAGATGGAGGAGATGATAGCAAAGGGAGCAATGAGACGCAAGAACCAGAAGCTTGGAGAACACAAATACCTGAAGCTATTCGTGGTGAGAAGGTGTTTGAAAATGTTCAAGGTGTCGGAGATATGGCAACACAGTTTCTTAATTCTCAGAAACTTGTAGGTGTCGATCGTATAGCTAAGCCTCAGGAGAACTGGACTGCTGAGCAGTGGGGTGAATTCCACGAATCAGCTGGTCGACCCAAGTCAGCCGCTGATTATCCGAAATTATCTGATGAGCAGGCTAAGGGGATCACACTTGATGAATCTTCTCTTTCTGCGGCTAATGGGAGACTTCATGAGCTGGGCTTAAGCACTGCCCAAGCAACAGGTGTTATGGGGCTATATCATGAGACCCTGGCAGGATTATCAGAAGCGGAAGAAGAAGCTGCCAGGACGGAACAAGCGGTTTCTGTTACTAGACTTAAGGATATGTTCAAGGAGGATTTCGATTCTAATATCAGTATTGCTAGATCAGTTATCAGTAAATTTGGTAATGAGGAATTTGGAACTTTTTTAGATGAAAGTCGATTGGGAGATAACCCTGCTTTTGTCGAGGCAATGGTTAAGATTGGTAAGTCAATGCTTGAAGATACTGCTCAAGGTAGTGGCGGTGGAAATCTTGATATTAGTAGCGAGGCTTCAGCTAAAGAAGAAATTGCTACTTTAAGACTTGATACTGAATTCATGATTAAACTTAATAATAGAGATGTTGCTGGCCATACTGAGGCAGTAGCTCGTTGGACAGAGCTCCATAGGAAGAGCTACCCAGGTGTGCAGGAAGATCAAGGTTAATTTTCCTGTTTACTTGCACTATATGATATGATACTATCGATTTGTTGGGCAGCTAGGTCACTAGTCCAGCTCACGCGGTGAATCCGTCGCCTGACCCACGTGAGGGTCAAGGTTGAGTCCGCAAGACGGGCAGCTCTTCCAAGTGTGTTCTTGATTGAGTAACTAAGGAGATTCTCGCATGTCCTTTCAAGTAGAAACCGCTCTGGTACAAGCGTATAAGAGCAACATCGAGATTCAATTCCAGCAGAAGGGATCCCGCCTCCGTGATACAGTGATGGTGGAACCCCAGAACGCTGAATTTGAATTCTACGATCGTATTACCCAGACAGAGGCTGTTGAGGTCACGAGTCGCCACGGCGATACTCCTCTGATTTCCACTCCTCATGATCGTCGGAGAATTTCGACGGCTGATTATGACTGGGCTGATATGATCGATCGTCGTGATCGTATTCGTATGTTGGCAGATCCAACATCGTCTTATTCTATAAACGCCATATATGCTCTCGGTAGAAAAGTTGATGATGTAATCATCGCTGCTGCCGTAGGTTCGGCGTCAACAGGTAAGACTGGTAGCACAACTGTTACTTTCCCAGCAGGTCAGACGATTGCTGTGAATTATGTAGAAAGTGGTGTTGCAGCGGATTCCAATCTGACGATTGGTAAACTTCGTCGTGCACAGTTCCTAATGCTGAGCCAAGAAGTTGTAAGTGAAGCAGATGAAGAAGAAATGTTCTGCATCCTTACGGCATCTCAGTTGCAGGGATTGCTTCGCACTACCGAGGTTACAAGTGCAGATTATAATACAGTTCGTGCCCTGGTAAAAGGTGAGATCGATACATTCATGGGATTCAAGTTTAAGCGTACAGAACGTTTAACGAAGACCGGCGATGATCGTTCCGTTCTCTTTTACCCTCGCTCAGCTATTACCCTGGGTCTGGCAGACGAATTAACGGTCGATATCGGACCGCGGCGCGATAAGCGCAATTCAGTTCAAGTGTACGTTACCGGTTCATTCGGTGCCGTTCGCATGTGGGAAGAAAAAGTCATCGAGTGCCTGTGCGACGAAACTACCTAAACGGTAGTTTCTAGTTAGTGCTCTAACTGGAGAGAAATTATGGCTATTACGATTGATCAATACAGCCAGGAGCTGACGACAGTTCGCGCTGAAGGCAACTCGAAACTGGCCCCCAATGTTGATGGTGGTAGAATGCGTATTAAGCATTTCAATCACAACACCAACGACGATGGGGTAAGTGGTGATGCTGACGGTCAGAACATTGCGCTTTGCAAGATTCCTAAGGGTGCTCGCATCCTTGAAGTCTTCCTCGCGTTTGAGGCTATGGGCGGATCTTCCGTTCTGGATCTCGGTCTGGCTGGTACAGATGGTTCCGGTTTCATTGATGAAGCCGATACCGTTGCAGATGACGACGACCTTTTTGCAGCAGCATTAAGTGTTGTGTCAGCCGGTGAAGCAGTTGTGGCAGATACAATTGCTCAGAATTACGCCTACGAAACGGATAAGGAGGTATACCTCGTTGCCACCGTCGAGACAGACGCATGGGACGCGGATAAGGATCTCACAGGCCACGTGGTTTACGTGGTCGACTAACCCCACACCTCCCGCTCCTCAGTGCGGGCGGTCGACCATCGGTTGACCGTCCGCATTTTTTAAGGAGAATTGACGATGGCGCATAGTGATGTTGAGGTTTGTAATGCTGGTTTGATCGCTATAGGCGCCAAGCCAATTATGTCTTTATCAGATAATGTGAAAACGGCTCGTCTCTGTAAGAATCGTTTTGAGCATTGCCGAGACGCTGTACTTAGAATGCACCCATGGAACTGCGCGATTAAACGTGTGGTTCTTTCTCCATTAGTGGGGGCCCCTGCTTTTGGTTTTGACGCTCGATTTCAAATTCCTTCCGATTGTCTTAGGGTTCTTACTGTATCTCCTGAAGATGACGTTGAATATCGAATAGAATCCAATGAGATCCTTGCTGATGAATCATCTTTAGATCTTAAATACATTAGACAAGTAGTCAATTCAGCTGAGCTTGACGAAGGAGCAGCTGAATCTATTGGAGCTTACTTAGCCTGGAAGATAGCTTTCTCTTTAACTGAATCAGCTACTGTGGAACAGATTGCTGAGAAGAATTTCGAAAAAACCTTTAAGCGAGCTAAGACTCATGACGCTCAAGAAGATGACGTTGTAGTTATAGAAACAGATACTTGGATAGGTGCTCGTCAATCTGAACCTATAGGTCGGAGTAACAGATAGTGGGTCAAGCTGATCTAATTCAAACTAACTTTACGTCAGGCGAGTTATCTCCTCTGATGAAAGGACGTGTAGATGTTACTCGTTACTTTAACGGAGTTCAAACTTTAGAGAATTTTATAGTTCGTCCGCAAGGCGGGGCAGATAGAAGAACAGGTTCTATCTTCATTAATGAGACTAAAGATTCTTCTAAAGCTTCTCGTCTACAGGAATTTGAATTCTCTACAGTTCAAACATATATTTTGGAGTTTGGGCATCTTTATATACGTGTATACAAAGATGGTGGTATAGTAGAATCAGCTCCTACAGTTCCAGTAGAAATCGTTTCTCCTTGGGGAGAATTTGCTGTTACTGATTTGTATTTTGCACAATCAGCCGATGTTCTCTATATATGCCATCCGGTTTTTCAGCCCCGTAAATTATCAAGAACAAGCCATACTGACTGGACCCTGTCACTGCTGGAACAGGAAGATGGCCCATACCTGGATTATGATGAAAATGATGTTACGTTAACAGTTGAGTCTATTGTAGATCGAATGACTATAACTTCTTCTCTGGCTGAATTTGTTGCTGGAGATGTTGGTGATATTCTTGAATACAAGTTAGATGGTGAGAGAACGATAGGACAGGTTAAAACATTTGTATCTACAACTGAAATTACTATAGAACCTTTTGATAATGTAATTGCGGCCTTTGAAAAAGAAGTAACATTAGAAGAGAAAGATGGTTCTACTATTACAGCGTCACATGCTGTATTTCATAGAGGCAATGTTGGCAGTTATGTAAAACTTGTAGGAGATGATGCCTCTCTTGATGATACTTGGAGGAGAATTACAGGATATGATGGGCAGGATAGGGATCAAGTAGAAGTAGGTAGTGCCCTTACAATGGTTGATACTGATCCAACATACGGAAACTTAACCCATAAGAATAGAGTCGTAACCGCCACAATTTTAGCGTCTTCAGCTATTTTTACTTCTGATGACGTTGGAAGACATTTACGATTAACTTTTGATACAGAACAAATATGGGCAGATATTACCGCATTTACAAATACTACCGAAGTAGATGTTACTCTTTCACGTAATCTTCCTTTGAAAACCAATGATTCTAGTGAATACCTGAATGATGGAATGACCCAGCAATGGAGATTTGGTGCTTGGTCTGAAACTACTGGTTGGCCTTCTATTGTAACGTTTCATGAAGAACGATTAGTATTTGCCAATACCCCTGTTAATAAGCCCCAGACAATTTGGATGAGTCAAGCTGCTAATTATGAAAGTTTTGCCCCATCAGAAGAGGATTCTACAGTTGTTGATAGCAACGCTGTAACATATACAATTGCATCTAATAAAGTTAACTATGTTCAATGGATGAATTCTGGCCCCGTACTTTTGATAGGTACAATAGGATCTGAATGGTTGGCTAAAGCTTCTACGGTAAATGAACCTATCACACCCACTAATTTAAATATTCGTCAGCAATCGACACATGGGGCTACATTTATTAAACCTGAAAGAGTTGCAAGTGCAGTATTGTTTCTTCAGCGGTCTAAAAATCTTCTTAGGGAATTAGTGTACGATTTTGAGATAGATTCTTATATCGCTCATGATCTCAACATTGTAAGTGAGCATATACTTCGAGATGGGCAGGGAGCCACTGATATGGCATATCAGCAAACCCCTAATAGTATTTTATGGATTACTAGAGCAGATGGACAATTAGTCGGAGTTACCTATGTTAAGGAACAAGAGGTCGTTGCCTGGCATCGTCATATTCTCGGTGGTTCTTTTGGCGCTAGTAATGCTGTGGTAGAAAGCATCGCTGCTGTGCCTGCAAGTGATGATGCAGCCCATGTTCTATATATGATCGTTAAGAGAACTATTAATGGTGTAACTAAGCGTTATGTCGAATACCTCTCACCTAGTTTTGATCCGCTAGCTTCTACAGATAAAGATGATATGAGATATATGGATAGCTTGCTCAGTTATGATGGTGTAGCGGTTTCTACTCTTACAGGACTTGATCATCTTGAAGGAGAAACAGTTTCAATTGTTGGAGATCAAACTATTCTTCCTGATGCTGTTGTTTCTGGGGGATCTATAACTCTTGCTAATCCTATATCTAAAGCTCATGTTGGATTAGCGTATACCTCTTTACTTAAAACAATGCCTCCTGAGGGAGGTGGAAATGCTGGAACAGCTCAAGGAAAAATTAAAAGAATTAGCCATGTCACTTTCAGATTACTTAATTCTATTGGCTTTAGTTATGGCGTTGATAGCTCTGATCTTACATTGCATTCCATGAGATCATCTGATGATGATATGGATGTTTCTCCAGATCTATTTACAGGAGATATACGAATAGAACTAGACCAAGATTATGAACGCGATGGTTCTTATTTCGTTGCTCAAGATCAAGCATACCCACTAACTATTATAGCTTTAATGCCTGAACTGGTGGCACATTGAAAATAGTAGAAACAGAATTATGGCATCTTAAATACCTTGAGGATAGGTATCCTGAGACTGGCTTTGGAAGCTTGGATAAGGCCTGCTTAACAAGTATAGCTTATACAGGGTTTATTGACGAAGAGCCTATAGGTATGGCAGGTATCATGACGATGTGGCCGGGAGTAGGAGAAGCGTGGGCATTGATTACTGACCAAGCCAGAGGACAAGCCCTGTCGATGCACCGTGCAGTTTACCGGATTATGAATGATTCTAATACTTGGGATGAATTTCATAGAGTACAATGTGTAGTTCTTGTGGGAGATTCTAAAGCCTTGCATTGGGCAGAACATTTAGGATTCAAGGCTGAAGGTCTTCTATCTGATTACGATTCCAATAAAGTATCTTATATAAGAATGGCGAGGTTGCGAAATGGCTGTAGCATTTAGTGTAGGCACATTCCTAACTGCCTCAGCAGCGTTTGCAAGTGCGGCAATCGGTTATGCCAACGCCTCTAGCATGGCTGATCAAGCCCAGGCTACTGCTGAGTGGAACGCAGCTATGCAGCGAATGCAAGCTGAGAACTCGGCGCGACTTGCTCAAGCTGTAGGAGAAGGTCAAGCTGCTAATATAAAGGTGACGGCTGATTATCAAGCGGCAGTTGCTAAGAACAATGCTATTCTGGCTAAAAATGATGCTATAATCGCCACACAATCAGCACAACTTGCTAGAGATAATTCTGTTTATAGCGCCGATAGATTGAGAAAAAGAAACCGTTTATTGAGAGGAGCTCAAATTGCAAAAGCAGGCGCTGCCAGTGTTACAATATCAGGAAGTGTGGCTGATGTCGTATTTGATTCTGCTCTTGAAGGGGAATTAAATGTTCTTAATGAATTATATATAGGCGGCATACAAGCAACTAGCGCAGCTAATAGAGCAAGAGGTCTTCAGTATCAATCAGATTTCTATGATCATAGTTCAGAGGTTATTTTGCAAACCGGTATAAATAATGCTAATTCGGCACTTTGGGAAGGGGAGACAGGGGCGTTAACTTCTTTATGGTCTGGTCAGGCAAGAAGCAATATTGCTTTGTATACTGGTAGAGCTCGTAGTTCCTATTATACTGGTGAAGCACGAGGATCGTTAGTTTCTGGTGGATTACGATTTGGAGCAAGTTTCTTCCCCGAGGAGTAGTATAATGGCAAAGTTTCCAACACTTCTTAGACAGGCAGCAAGCTCAACTGCTCTTCAAGGCGGAAGTGGAAGAGTATCCCCAGTATCAACAGCTATTTCAACCCCTAGAGCATCAGTTCCAAGAGCTCCTAATCTTCCAGATGTTGAGGTAGGTGATGGCTTGGGGATAAATTTTGCTCCATTCCTTAAAGATCTTTCGACAGTGGGGGCGAGCCTTCAAAATAGGCTGAAGAAAAGAGAAGATCTTTCAGACATGATGTGGGTGGAAGACCATAGTTCAGAAACTAGAGTTAAGTACCTTGGTCACCTTAAGGCTCTTGGAGAAAATCCAAGCGATGACATAATTGCCAAGCTCGATACCGATTATACCGAATATGTTGGTAAGCTCCTGGAAGACTCTCCTTCTGATAAAGCAACTTATGCACTTACCAGGGATCTTAATTCATTTAGGGAAACTCTATTAGGGGCTAGCTTGGGAATAAAAGCTAGACTTAATGTCCAACGAAATATTACAAGCCTAAATAAAATATTCACCAATGCTTCCGATATTATCTCTAAGGATCCCCGCGCTGAAACCCTAGCCGAGCAGCAGCAGAATCTTATAACACTTGTAAATGCGTCCAGGGGACAGGGAGCAATAGACGAGAAGGTACATAGGTCGTATATAGACAGCATTCATAATTTGTCTGCTGAACTGGCAGAGAACCTTGTGGGAGATGATCCAAGGGCGGCTCAAGGAATCCTCGATGATGCTAAACATCTTTCTCTTCCGGTCAGAACCAGGATACAAAGTAAGATAGATAGAGCACTTAGTACTCTTGGAAATCTTGCAGTCTTCCGCGCCAAACAAGACCTAGAGAATAATAAAGTTTCTATATTAAAAAATGGTAAAGAAGATCCTAACTGGGATATAGCTGATTACGCAGATATAATGACACCAGCAGCTGTTGAAGAAGCTGAAGGAGAGATCCAGACTAATAAAGATTTGTATGCCGCTCAGGAATCTATGAGAGCGCAATCACCCAATGAGATGAATACGATACTAGCTGAGTTTGTAGGAGATGATCGATTATCCTATATGCGTGACGCTATGATACCAAGGCTTACTACTTTTAGAAATAATCAGGAAAAACTTCTTAATACCGACCCATATGCATATACTATGCAGTCCCCCGTAATGGGCAGCCTCGCTAAACAATTTGATAGTATATCTGAGGATAATGAAGCACTTCGCCTAGCAACCATGCAGGAGATGATTGAGACAAGCTACGGCATACAAAAACATCTTGGTATAAATGATGGAGTTAGGGCTCCTATACCGCTGGATAGAGCTGAAGAGATCGCTGGCTTTCTGAATGGTGCAGATCCGAATGACATAGGCCCCAAGTTAAGAGAGGTAATGACATTGTATGGTGATTATTACCCCGATGTCTTTAGGACACTGGTGGGATTACCTAAAAGTCAACGTATTGACACCTCTATCCACATCACAGCCCTTCATCCAAATGCTATATGGATTAAGGAATTCAATGACGCTATGCGGGTTGATGAATCGGAATATAACTTTAGTAACGATAACAATAACTTATTCGAAGATACGGCTGTAACTCATTCGGATATAGATAATTTTATGCGGGCTTCTGTTGCAGCAGATTCTAGTGAGGATAGAACGTCATATGCATTTGGATTTCAATCCTCTATTATTAAGTACGCAAAATCGTTATACTTTAGGGGCAAAGTAAATTCCCCTGTTAAGGCTATTAATCTAGCAACAGATCGAATTATTAATAGTAAGTATTCATTTGATGAAATAAATGGGCAAGTTTACGCTATACGAAGAGATCTTAGATCCACTGATGGTACCCCTGTTGATCTTGATGACAGTGACTTTAATAAGATAAACGCATTCTTAGAGCAGAAGATAAAATCTGGTTCCTTGGGGCTACAACTAGATGATTTAGATCTATCTAACTTTTATTCAACGTTCACAATGGGCGACGAAGCTAAACTTAGAGAAGTAAGTAACGCCTTAAGAAGAAACACTTTTTGGGTTACTACAGAAGATGATCAATCAGCTAGGCTTTATCTCAAAGGACGAGATGATACGTCAGATCCCGTTAGATACAAAGATCAAACTCTTGTCGAATTCAATTTTTCAGAGATTCCTGCACTATATGATCTTGACCGGCACAAAGGACGAGCTCGTCGTGGCGGTCGACCTATACGAGATAATCTTGGGACGGAGGGGGAAACACGGTCTTCTCTTGGAGCCCCTGATTCTGCTAAGAGACTAGTTGAGTCCTTACCGAACGACGCTGTGCCCCTGAATACCCAATCCCCACAAGGTAGTCAGCCATGAGCATAACTTACAGACCAGCTCCAGTGATAAATAAGAACTTTTCTCCAGCACCCGCAGACCCTGGATTATCGACATTCTTGAAGACTAGTGCTGCTAATGCTTTTTATCATATGCCAACTACCGCGTTATATAGAATACATGAGCAAAGATTAGCTGATACTTCTTCTGATAACTTTTTTATGAATCTTATTGGGGGAGGAAAAGAAAATAAAGGTCGTCTTCTTTCTGCAGATGAGGCTAATGAAAGGTTTGGAGTCGGTGAGTTTCTTAGTTTTGATGAAGACATCAATGAATATGAGGCTGCTTTGCTGCGTGATCGCAAAATCGCCGAATTAGAGCGTATGCGCATTATCCAGCAGGGATCCACTACCGTGGGGCGAAAATTCGCTGGGTTGGGCGCAGGTCTGGCTGCAACGATAGTGGATCCCATTAATTTAGGAACCATGTTCATACCTATAGTCGGGCAAGCCAAATATGCGAGGATGACTCAGCAATTTGGTGGTTCAGTAACCAAAGCTCGATTAGCTAGAGGAGCCATTGAAGGTTTTGTTGGCAATGCTATGGTAGAACCTGTAGTATTAATAGCCGCTAGTATGGATCAAGCTGAGTATAATTATGTCGATAGTGCAATTAACTTAGGATTTGGAGCCATAGCAGGATCAGGATTGCATGCAGGTCTTGGTAAAGTAGGCGATCTTATCCAAAGCAGAGCTCTTAATACACAGTTCGCGAGGATCAAAAAAACTTTGGATGAGCTAGACCCTGATGAAGCAGATGCCATGGTTCGTGCGGCAATAGCAGATGTTATGGATGATAAGCCCATGGCATCTCCTTCAGAAGTATTCGAAGCCACTCTTAATGAGATTGAGGCAAGAGCCAAATTTGATGTTGAAGAAGCCAGGGCTGAATCATTAAGGGAATTGGGATTCGATAAAAATGCTCCTAAAACTTTTAAATTCTATTCTGAAGATACCGGGATTCATGATCCTCAACCTAATGAGCCCTGGTTTCATGCTCGAGCTGCTGGAGGAAACATGGTCTTTTCAAAGAATAGGCCAGCTTTCTTTTCCAGATCTATGACAATTCCTCGAAAAGTTGCTTCTATTAAATCTTTAATGCACGGTATCGGAGATGAGCCAGAGATATTCGTTGCTAATCTTAAAATGGAAAATCCGGCTGGTTTACTCGATCTTCAGAATGTTATCAATACTATGGATAGGGCAACTCTTAATCAAGAGCTCATTGACAATATTCCTAAAGAAAATATCAGAGCCCTGGGACTCGATGAAGGCAGACTTGATATTGAAGTACCGTTAGCTGATACCTTATTTTCTCCCACTGTTAGAAAAAGGCTTGAAGAGCAAGGATTTGATTCTTATTTTGGTCCTCTTATTGGCCATACATTGTACCCTGTATATGATCTTGACTGGCACAAAGCTACGTCTCAACGGGATAATGTACTTGCTGTCGTATTTAACCCTGAACAAATTAAATCTCCTGGAGTTAGGTCTAAGCAGTTAAAAGGTAAGGGCCATATTGAGACGTGGATTCGTAAAGTTCTTAATAGGGGTGAGACTCCAGCAGGCCCCGGAACATCTGGTAATCTTGCGGGTCCTCAACTTGGGGGCGGGAGAGTTGGACAATTTGCAGACGATCTTCCCGAGATTATTGATACAATTAAGGACAAGTTTGATCAACCAGTTATAGAAGCAAGAACTGGTGGCGGGGTAGAATCTCTTGTTCTCATTACAGAAGATTTCGTCATTAAGCTTTCACATAGCTCGGAAATGTTTAAGCGGGAAATGGGTACACTTACCCCTGACATGCTGTTTGCCAAGAAAATAGGACGTACTTACGTAACTATTGAAGAGTCGGTAGTTCCCCTTGCTGATGCACATAATCCGTTTGATAAGCTTAATGCCATGTGGCAGAATAAGGTTAGGGCTGATCTTCCTTCTGATGCTGATCTTCATTCTAATGCTAGTCAACGTGGGGCGATGCACAATACTCTTGAAAAGGAACTTGAACTAAAGAGAGTTGAACTTGGTCTTGAACAACCTCGATTTCATCATTTCGATGCTAAGAGCGATAATATTGGCGTAACCAGAGATGGTGATCTTGTCCTGCATGATCGAGGTGGATTACCTGACGACCTGAGACTTAGAGAAGATTTTACTAAGGATATTCTTCCTAATAGAGGATCTGACGGCATCTTCTTTGATACTGTTAATAATCTTAAACGATCTGTTGATGATAGAGTAAAGCATCTTCGTAAATCTGTTATTCAGAATTTGATAGCTAAGAAACGTCGTGAATTCAAGAAAGCTCAAATAGCTGAAGCACGTCGTCAAATGAAGCGGATGGAAGATCCCACTCAGCTTATTAAGGCTGATGACGGTCCAGATCAAATAGCGGCTGCTATTAAAGAACAGATCCAAGATTTTCTACCCACGAGACTTAAGTCCCTGGCAGATGAGATAGCAAATCTTCCAATTAAGGATTCTGACGGTAAGCCTACTTTTGGCCCTGGCATAAAGTACAGCGAGATCCTAGATAGGGTTAACGCGAAAACTAAATCAAAGCTTCTCGATGCATTAAATGATGGAATTAAAGCAAAGATAATTCCTGAAGGACCAGTTGAAGGAGCTGCTGGAGTCTCAACAGTAATAGAGCAGTTCGATGAGTACTTTCCTATCATCTTAAAAAGATTTATCGGTGAAGAGGGTGGAGGGGCAGACTTACAAGGAGCTGGTGTTGATCTTGAAAGAAGAGTGAGAATCACAGAGGAAGGTAACATTGAGATTATACCTGATCGAGAAGTTAGTGTTGATGAAGCCGTCAATGATTTCATAAACAATCTTACTGAGGAAGAGAGAAGACTTGTGGGTCCGATCTTAGATGATCTTGATAGATTCGACGCTGATGAATTAGGAATCAATGCAGCAATCGATTGCATCATAAGGAGCATGACATAATGGCTAAGAAGGCAGATCCTTGTATCGACGCTATCCGACAAGCGGGTGGTGATAAGATTACTGTAGCTCAGGCTCAGGAAATCATTGACGATATTATGAATCGAGCTGACCGTATTGATATGGCGAAAATGGGCAATGTTGAAAATAAGATCAAGGAAATTGGTAGTAGCATTCTTGATCAAAACAAAATTTCTAAAGAGATCCAGAAACGCAATGCCATTTTAATCGTAACGGCACAACGTCGTATCAGAGATTATGTCAGTAGGTTTCCTACCGCAGGCGAGGGTTTACAGGCATTTAATGAAGGTGCTACTGGTAGAGCGAGAACAACCCGTGGCGCGAGACTCTCGGTAGATAGTCAAGTAATTGCCCTAAAACATAAGTTTACTGGTGATTTCCTCAATGAATTAGAAACTGCTGGACTTGTCGGAGACTTCGTATCCAATAGACTGGAAAGAGAGATCTTCCAAGAGCTGTGGCATATCAACGATCCAAATGCACATAACCCTTCAGGAAATAAGAATGCCAAACAGCTAGCTCAGATAATCCGTAGACTTCAGAATGAAATGGTAGATAGGGAAAACAGGGCTGGGGCCTATATAGGAAGACTCGACAACTACGTAATCAGACAGACCCACGATGCTACTGCTATTCGTAAAGCTGGTGGTATGGGTATGGGTAGAGGATCTAATGAGGCGTCATTCCAGGCGTGGAAGGAGTTTATCACGCCCCTGCTTGACGAAGAACTCACATTTAAAGACATGGTCCCTGAGGAGTTTTTAAGGGAAGCTCATCGTGGAATAATCACTGGGGTTCATCATCGTAGTCCTATATCAGCAGGTCAAGAATTCGTACCAACAGGATCACTAGCTAGAAAGATAAGTCAACGAAGAGTTCTTCATTTTAAGGATGCTGATTCCTCGTTTGCTTACAACTCCCGATTTGGAGCAAGGAATCTTCGTGACGGAGTAATCGGTGATATTAAGAGGTCTTCACATGCAATTGGGTTACTCGAAAACTATGGTCCAAATCCCGAGAACACATTTAGAGCTCTCGTCGATGAGTTTAAGCAAGTCGCAAGAACATTACCTGATGATCGAGAACAGCTCTTACGTCTCGACAGCCCTAATCTTCAGGCATCCTTCGACGAAATTATGGGTCGTCACGATATACCTCATAATATGACCTTACATAGAGTAACACGTGCATTAAGAGATTGGCAAACCCTGTCAAAGCTTGGTGGTGTTACGTTGTCTGCTATTCCAGATAAAGCTTTCTTTCATATGGCAGGGACTTATCAGGGTATGAAGAGTTTGGATATATGGAGAGAACAGTTAGGCATCTTTATTCCTAAAACTGCTGAAGAAAAGGAAATAATCAGGGCAATGGGAGCTGGTATAGATGCTTTCCTTGGAGAAGTTGCAACTAGATTTACTGCCACTGAAAAAGTCGGTGGAACTATGTTCAAGCTCCAACAGAACTTGTTTAAGCTTAACGTAATGAATTGGTGGAATGATGTTCATAAAGGAGCATTTGCTAAACTTACTGCTATCACTCTCGGAGAACATGGTAAGTTTGATCATGGGCAGCTCAATGATGATTTAAGGAATTTGTTAAACATCTATGATATTAACGCCCCAGATTGGAACTTGCTCAGATCTCATACATACGACGTAGGTGGTAGAACGTACTTGACACCTGATCGTGTCAATGAAATTCCAGAAAGTCGTATAATATCTGAGCTTGAGACAAGGGGCATTGGAGTTTCAGATGGTAACATTCGTAGATTTAGAGATCAGTTGGAAACGAAACTTAGAGCTCTCATATCCGATCAAGTGGATGATGCAATTCCAACTCCAGGTGGACGTGAGAGGAGACTCTCATATTGGAATACGGAACCAGGCACTGCAAGAGGAGCTGCTGCTAGATTACTTATGCACTTCAAGAGCTTTCCCATTACTGTGTGGGAAAGAGCCGTCAAGCGTGAAGTTTATGGTCATGGTTCCAAATCAGTTAAACAATGGCTGTTAAGTGATCGTAAAGGAAACTTTAGAATGCTTCAACTTATCGCTCTTACAACGATAGGTGGATATATTTCTATGAGCATTAAGGATGCTTTAAGAGGTAGGAAACCACGAAGATTGAAGAACGATGATGGCAGTTTCAACGCTGATGTAGTTCTAGCTGCCATGAAACGTGGCGGTGGGTTAGGAATCTATGGAGATTTCTTGTTTACGGAATATGATAGAAGTTATAGTAGCGTAGTAAATGTAATGGCAGGACCCGTTGTAGGAACTGCTTCAGAGGTAATAGGAACTGCTTCTCAAGGTATAAGGGGTAAAGATATTACCAGACCCGCGGAAAAATTGGCCCTGGGTAACACTCCGTTTATTAATTTGTTTTACATTAGACCAGTCTTAGATTATCTTATACTCTGGAATATTGAAGAAATGCTAAATCCAGGGTCATTAACAAGAATGGAAAAATCAGTTGAAAAGCATAATCATCAAGGTTTTCTTGTTCGCCCATCGGAGGTCGTAAGATGACGTTAGCATCTACAGCAGCTCGTATTCAATATTCACCAAATGGATCAACAACCATTTTTTCATTCCCGTATCTGTTTCTAGTTGAAGCTCATTTAGTTGTAACTATTACAACAGCTGCTGGTGTAGATACTATTCAAACTATTGCTACTCAATATACTACCACAGGAGAAGGATTACAAGTAGGTGGAACTGTTATTATGTTAACGCCTCCTGCATCAGGGACTACTCTTACTATTAAACGTATAGTTCCTATTACTCAACTTACAGATTACATTGCTAATGATTCTTTCCCAGCTGAGACTCACGAAGAAGCTCTTGACAAACTTACTATGATTGCTCAGTTCCATCAAGAGTCTCTTGATCGAGCAATTGTTTTTCCTGACACTGAACCAGCTGCTACTGTAAATGAACTTAGTAACGCTATTAATCGGGCAAGCACGCTTTTCTCTTTCGGTGCGTCTGGAGAAATCACATATACAACTATCGCCTCGCTCATATCAAGCATAGATATATCTGCTGGAACGAGCATCGTATTGGGTACTCCAGGCGGTACCGTTAATGCTCGTACGATTACCGTTAATGTGGATAGTACAGGGGTCTTCTACAAAGTTCGATGCTGGTTCGTTGCGAATACCGTCACCACTCCTACACTTACCCCATCTCTCGATCCTCCTGATCAGCATCTCGGTGGAACTATAGAAGAGATGACGGATACGAACGGAGATGCGACGATCACTATTAACCACCTCGGCAGTTCTAAATCCTGGCGTTTATGCATTGAAGTAGCTGGAGTCGTTTTACTCAGTGATTCATTCTCAATGGGAAGCTAATATGAAGAAACTACTCTATCTACTTCTTTTAATCGCGACACCGGTATTTGGTCGAATCGTTAAGCCACATGACTTTGGTCCGCTAAACTCTGAGACCCTGGCAACTGTTATCAATCTTATCGGATCTAACGAGGCTCAAATCGAGATCTCAGCTGGCCAGTATCTGATGTATACCAACCTCATGTTCCCTACTAATATGCATGTGGTTGTTAGTCCAGGGGCAGGATTTTTAGTTACCAACAAAGTAGTTCTTACTTTCAATGGCAGCTTATCTGCAGGACCTTACAGAATATTCGAGGGATATGGAATAGTTACAGGGGCTGCTTATATAGCTGAAACGCATATTCAATGGACTCCGTCGGATATGACGAACTATTTGTTTACATTCCCTCGCAAACAACTGGCCGATGTGGTTACCAGTGATGAGATTGCAAACGCAACGATTACAAGCAATCAGATCGCAAGGCTAACGATAAGCACGAACAATCTTGCGGAAAACTTGTTCACTCGCCTGATTCCTGTGGGAACGATTTTGCCTTTTGGTGGTTTAGACAGTAAACAACCAGTCGGGTTCCTGATGTGCGACGGTTCGGCCTACACATCGGCAGCGTACCCAGCCCTGTTTAACGTGATCGGAACGGGTTGGGGAGACGGATCGACGCTGGGATCCGGCCAATTCAACGTACCCGATTTGCGAGGAACCTTTCTGCGTGGAGACAATGATATGTATGATCTGAGGGTAGGGCATTGGGCTGATGCTACCGCTGCTTTCGCGGCCGACGACTATTCCGACCCGGATACTCACGGAGCATGGCGAGTGGCTCGTCATGCTGGTGGTGGAACGGGGCTAGAAGTTGGTAGCTTTCAGATGTCTACATTTGAGAATCATACTCATGTAATTCAGAGTACTGTGAGTGGCGAGGGAACTTCGATCCCCCATATGAATGTGGTGCATGAGGATGCCAATTCGGTAAATAACACTGAAAATACACAAACATATGAAACTGGCCAAGACGAATCTAGACCAGTAAACGCAAGCGTGAAATTCATAATAAAGTATTAATCATGAAAAAAATCTATGGCCTATTCGTCCTTTTCTTGTTGATGTTGCCGAGCGTGTCTAAGGGAGATCTTTGGTATTCGATTTCGTCGTCAAACAACGAGTACGTTGCAATATATCATAATACCGGGGCGCGAGATTACACTGCCAGTAATGCCTTTATTAATATTCAGTCGAATTATCTAAAGATGTCTTCTAATACAAATTATCCGTGGGCAGAACGGAGTACCTTTGAAAAGGAGATGATTGATTTGCCGATTGAGTTGCGTACCTGGACAGGGGTTCATTGGACCAATTCCGGTGACAAGAGCCTCTATGACCGGGACGAAGAATCCGAGGATGCACCACGATTGAAGTCAGCGGAAAACGATTTAATTGCTCATATGGTTGTTCACGCAAGCGGGTTTAATACGAATACTGATGTCTATGTGAGTGAAACTCAGGTTAAAACGTATGTCGATAATATATATAAAATTAGCAGTTACACACAAAGGGTGACGGAACTACAGAAAGCATCTGGGTATATGTCCGGCATTAAGCTTACCACAGGAGACTATGGCGATGGTTGGTATGACAACGTTAGTTGGCACACGAATCATCCGACGTGGCCTTAAGAACATAATGTAATAAGGAGAAATATGAAGAAAATAGTAGCACTACTCGTATTATTGCCCATGCTTTGCCTTGCAGATGGGGCACGTACATTCTCAGTAACTAATTCATCTGAATTAGTATGCGCTGACAGATCACGGTTCTATTTCAATGAACCTAATTGGGTAACATCAACTGCATACGTTAATGGTAATACTGTTACCAATGCTGGCAGTCACTATATGGCTCTCAGTGCGGGAACCTCAGGAGCTACAGCACCTACACACAACTCAGGTGCTGTTTCCGATGGCACTGTTGACTGGCTTTATATTCCTATGGGGGCAGAAACAAAACCTCTGTATCGTGAAGATATTGTTTTTATAGTGATGTCAGGTGGGCCGGTTTCATTTAATGTAGGTACAACCGCAGTTCTAAACACCGGTATAACTCTCCCTACCGTCAATTCGTCTTGGTCCCCTGGCAATGTTCCTCAGGAAGAGATTCATGTCATTGACGGTAATATTGGCTCTGTTATATCAGTATATGAAAGGTCACGTAACTAATGAATGGACTACTTCTTCTCTTGCTCGTCGGACAGGTCTCCATTGGCGGTAGTATCCAGGTTCCTGGTGGTGCAAGTCTGGTTCCAGCATTCACGAACATGAACCAATCCACGCTGCTGCTGAACGACCTTGCACCCGCCG